TATGAACACAATTTTAGCGATTGGGAAACTTGCAAAGTTTTTCAAGATATCTTATAGATTCCTTAAAAATCATTTCTTGATTAATTCTTTTCACAGTGGAATGTTAGACGAAGTTGATATAAATAAACTAGATCAATCAGACTTTCCAATACTATATGTAGAGCCAGGAAATACTAATATAGATAAGGGTGTAATGACTTACACTTTTACTGTATTTACTATGAATCTAATAAAAGAAGATTTAACTAATAGAGAGGAAGTTTGGTCAGAAATGCTACAAATAATGCAAGACATTATA